ACCAACATTACCACCAGCACCACCATCTTCTCCTGCTGCATTTATTGGTAAAGATCCAACAGTAGCTGTTCCACCATTTCCACCAGCTCCTCCGTTATCTCCAGCATTAGGGCTTCCAGCTGTACCATTATTACCATTATTTTCTATCACACCTGTAGCTTGGATAGTACAAGTTCCTTTTACGAATATTCTATATCCATTTGTAGTAATTGTATCACCTGCAGAGACAGTTAAGTCACCATAAAACACATCAGCAGTTAATGAAACATTACCACTAGTAGTTAGATCACCAGTTGAGCCATTACCGAATACCAAAGGGGTAGTCCAATCTCTTGAAATAATACCATCAGCATCTGCCTTAGGTGTCATGTCAGCGGTAGGAGTAGTTGTTCTATCGAGAAAATCATCACCCAATATACCAGCACCATCTAATCTTGGGACTTTCCCACTGTCACCAGCTCCCGCCGAAGTTGACTTAAATATAATAGTATCTGTTAAATCTACAGCTATTACACCAGCAACAACTGTAATACCATCACCTCCTGTTACACCAGCCCCTGTTCCGAAAGGTGTACTTGCTACACCATCATTTGAGAATACCCACTGGTTAGTAGCGGAATCATATCTCCAGAAAGGTAAGTTAGCGTCTCCGTTAAAGGCGTAAACTGTAATGTCATTGTCAGCGTTCGCTCCTATTTGCCAATTCTCTCCCCCTGACCCTATATCTCCTTGTAGAGCAGAAAGCATTAATTGAAAATTAACTCCTGAGATTTGTACAAATAATGGGTCTCCTGCTTCGTGGTCTACTGCTAGGGTAGCAGTATTTTGGGTTGTATTGTCTAGCCCTGATAGATCTATACCCCTTACAACACCTGTAAAGGTAATTCCATCTGCTGAGGTTGCAGCACCAGCCCATATACTTTCTGTGTATCCATTACCATCCTTACATCCTATCATTACATTTCCTGTTACGGCGTTGCCGTCTTCGTCTAATAAGGCATTAGTAGCTACGATAGTAGTATCGGCAGCAGAAATAGGACTCGCTAAGCGAGGATTTTCTGCATCTGGTCTCGCCCATTGTCCATAGAATAGATTTGAGGGCATTTGTATTTGATCCATAGTTTTATTTGTTAATTATTAAGTTACGTTTACCAAGTTTCTACGTCTAATATTAACCTTCTCACGTGTTAACAGAGATAGCCAATTGACGGTATGAGCAGCTTTATCATGTCCACTTATATTCACTCTGATACGTTGGAAGTTTTTAATACGGTATTTACCTCCTGCAAAGTTTTCAGCAGTACCAGCAAAATCAATATCTCCTCCGAATGGGTCTCCCCATGAAGATTCACCATATCCCTTAGCGGATAGTCCAGATGTACCAAAGTTCCACTGTAGTTCAAGTTTATCTGCTATAAAAGTTCCACTTCTGTCGTAAATTGAGAATTTAACTAACGGAGCAGTAGTAGGGCTTAATTCTCCTTGTATGTATTGTCCTAACAACTCCTTTCGTGTCCATAACTGACCTACGCTTAATTCCTGCTCAAATTCATACCATATATCAGAACCATCATCATCATTCCCTGTTAAGAACTCCCATACCTTACCATTTGTAGAACTAGACCCGAACATAGTACCCTCATCATTCATAAATCTGTTAATATTCAATCCAGTGAAGGTAGCAAAGGCTTTTAGTTGTGTATTATAGACAAGAATCTGGTTATTTAAACTAGAATCCTCTCTATAAGAAACAAATAATTGGTTTGTTTTATCGTCTTTTACTAAGGTAGCATCATCAAAAACAGCATCATTAAAGTAGTTATCACCTAATTTCTCTGAGATAAGAGCCTCCTGATCGCTGTAGGCTATGTCTGACTGCCCTACACTCACTAATTGCCATAAACCCTGTGAATTGACGTAAAACACACCTTCATCTGTCTGCAATGATGCCTTCATACCAGCATCTAAACGATACATAACAGTATTGTCTATTTTAGTTAAAGTTCCTGCTGAATCTATAGTGTCGATAGTAAAAGCCCATTTCCCATCATCTGCACCTACTATAATAACATTCCCTAAGTTTTCAATAACATTAACATCCCCAGCGTTTCTGTAGAATATCTCTCCACCTGATGTAGCTGTCGTTGCACTTGACCATGCTGTAAAAGGAGGATTTGTACCATCGTCTACTTCTGAGTACTGAACAGCGGTTGTATTAGTGGTCAAGTTACCAGCAAATAAACGAGTATCTATCGCCTTTAAAACTTTAGGCCTTGGTGAGGCTGCTATTTCTGTTAAGGTAAAAGCCGCTGTGTCCATTCTCCATATTCTGTCCACTCCATTACACACGAAGAAGTATGCCCCGTATCTCACACCTTGAAATCCAGTATTTGCACTAAAATTAACCTTAATATTAGCGATAGTATCAGTAGAAATAGTATAAGTAGCTACGGTAGTTCCATATCCAATAACGTAAATATCATCTGTCCACTTAACTAGCATATTAATAGCAACTCCAGTTGCGGTATCTAACAATTCCTCAATACCTTTTCTTTTTTCTAAGCCTCCTTCAGCAGTAATCAGGTAATTCTTGATAATCAAAGCATTTTCAGGGCTTAAGAGTTGCGGAAGATCACGGAGATTAAGTCCGCTTTTTGCCATTAGAGAAGTTGTATTAAGTCCTCTAGTCTGTGATGCTACGTTTAAAGGTTTGTACATAATTTAAAAGTCAATTGAAAAATCAGGGATATGCCAAGCATCAGGTTGTTTCTTGATGTTATTTGCTAATTCATTAAGGGTTCTTACGAATCTAAAGTCCGCTAGAGACTCTGCACCAGGCTCCTCATCCCACTGCCCATACAAAGTGTCTAAATCGTTCCTAAAGGCCTCTAAATAGATCTCATCTAAGATAATTGTCTCAGTCATTAATGTTAAAGTAGTAAGACGAGGAATATATCTTAATCTAAATTGAGTTCCATTTTCTATGCCTGTGAAAACTATGTTTGTTCCTGATATATAGTAACCTACGACTCTGCTACCACTTGTTGTTATAGCAAGCTGATCCTCTGTGTCATCTCCATTGTCATCAATCCTAAACAATCCACATCCTTGAGGTTGAATATTCTGAAAGTCAGCAGGTAAAGCTGAAGTCTGAGGGCTCGCAGTAACCGTGAAAGTATTAGAAAAGTCTATATTTCTTTCAGGATCTATCCCATTAATAAAGTTATATAACTGTCTATTGGCGAAGTTTGACCATTCCAAAAACACGTCTTGTGATACATCGCTTAGATCCTTCTTGAGATTAAGAAGTGATTGTCTACATTGATTTAGTGTAAGATTTGCCAAGGTATTATAGGTTATTTTTTATTACGCCATTTTGAGAAGGCAATAGCAAGCCTCTGATCTTTGCTCCTAAATTCTTGTTTAGCACCCTTGCTAGACATAAATCTAGATACAAATTCGCTTCTTTTTTCTCCTTTTTTTGGTCTCACTAATGGCATTATGCTATTTTGTTAGGGTTCATAGGTTTTCTTCTCCGTTTTTCAGGAGTAAATTTAGGGATAGGTATCCCCTTTGATAGTCTAAAGGCTCGTTTAGTCCTTTTGTGTCTCATTAGTTTTGCCATAATATTATCCAGTTACTGCTTCCATACTAGTCATATACCAATTAAAGAATTTTGCACTCTGTTCTTTCATTTCAGTTTGTGTTTGGCGTATCTTTGATTGATTCAAATATAAATCTACAGATACACACGTTATTATTGTAATTGCTACTAAAATTGCTATTAAAGTTACGCTCCACACCATATAATATGTCTCTTTTTTCATCCTTTAAGTATTAAGTAAGTATTAACTACTATTCCTACTAATGTGGTAACCGAAAGCGTCACCATGAACCATTGTACTTTCTTGATCCATTTAATATTCTCTGTGTTTCCTTTTACACTCAGTGCTAGATCTCCAATATCTTTCTGAATATGCTGTAAGTGATTGTCCATAATCTTATCCACATCACCTTGCAAACGTTCTATACCCTTTTCCACATATCCAAATTGACTCTTATTATCTCCTATATGATCTTTCAGTTGTTGCTGTAGTTGTTTTGTGGTCATTTTTTAGGGGTTACTTTTTTAGCGGTTTTAGTCTTACGTTTTAGAGTGTTTTTAATTGTAGCGAAGTACGCTTTAGTTTTCTTAACTTTATTGATCTTCTTGCCATCACAACCTTTTACATCTTTTCCTGAGAATGGGTCTTTTTCACATTTGAACTCTTCATTAGCTTGGAATGGCATTTTTATTTCAACCCCAGCTTTTGTGAGCTGATTTATTACATCCTTAGTTGTTGTGAATCCTTTTATTGTTGGCATATTATTGCAAATTAATCTTTCTATCGGCTTCCAATATAGACCTTTCATTAGCAGTTATAATTCTCTGCCATGTTTTGACATAATGTATTTCACCATCAAAAGCAACCGCTCCAGCATTAGAAGCACCAGTGTAAATAGTTGCTGGGTTAGCTGGTGTCCAAACAGTTCCTTCATTTATCAGTATCTGGTTCCCATTTAGCCATGCATTATTGTCACCTGAAGTACCCGAAAAAATAAAAATATTCTTTTCCCCTACCTTCCAATAATCTTCATAGCTAGCCAAAGGTATTATTATAAATGGTGCATTAGAAATAACCATGAATAACACGTTACTATTTCCATCTGCACCATGATGAACCCCATATCTATTCGGTGCTGTACCATCAGATAAAACCATATACTGATTATCATCTGCTGCTACGTCTGTTGTAAACGAATAAGCTATTGTGAAATTTGAAGTATTAAATACTCCAGTCCCAGTTCCTGATAAGTAGTTCCCATCAGTGCCAGGGAAGGTAACTCCCGTATTGGAAAAAGTGACTGTTCCTGTTTCAGTCTGGTCATAGCCTAATATCCCAGAATCATAACAGATACTTGAATCATTATTGTTCCCTAAGTTTAAATTTAAAGTAGCGTCACTAGTATCTACATTTGTAAGATTAACGGTATCAGTAGCATCAAAACGAGTTACCCTATCTGCTGAATACCTAGCTATTTCATCAGCAGTTAATAATCTATTCCATACTCTTAAATAATATATATCAGCATCAATCCACCCGCTGCTTTCCGTATTTATTGTGCCAGTATATAATACTGCTGGGTCTGCCTGCGTCCATGCGGTAGTATCTTGATTTAATATCAGTACTCCATTTAGATACATATCAGTCCTATTAGTGGTAGCACTACCTGATATGATCATTATATTTTCCTCATTAGTTTTCCAATAAGGTTCATAAGTAGCCAGTGGTATTTCTGCAATTTTAGTATCGCCAAGAAAAACCCATAGCTCGTTATTATTAGCAGTAGTATTTTTAGAGACTCTATATCTTGAACCTGCTGAAGTATCAAAGAAATAATGTAAGTCCCCATCGTCAGCGTCCCACGTTGGGGCAAACTTAAAGGCAATCGAGATTTCTGCTGAGTTGAATACTCCAGTAGCTGTTGATAACATCCTATCAGAAGTCCCAAATATGCAAAAAGAGCTATTACAAGTTTGAGCATTTTGAGCTACTGCATTTAAACCATCTCCTGACGTATCATAGACCGTAGGAGTTGCTGCTCCATCATTGTTTCCCATCGCCAAGTTTAATGTTAATCCTGTTCTGTCTATTGACATATTAATAAGTTAATTTTTATATAACTGCCCTACCTGTTTCTCTCCAGGCTTGACCACCAGCAGTGGTGGAGCAAAGTAGTAATTTAAGTGTATCATTGGCTGTCATAGCGAAATCACCAGCTCCTGCAAGCAGGATAGTAATATTAGTAGTCGCTGTTGCTGTGCCATGGTCTATTGTCACATTTTCATTTGCTATTAAAGTAATTTCAGAACCCTCTGTCCATCCAAGATTTGAAATTAAATCTACTTTAGTAGTACCAGTAAGTTCAAAAGCGTTACCTTCTGATAATGTTAAATTAGTAGCACTAGCTACATCTGCACCCTGTTGCCCTAACAATCTAGCATTCACTAATACTTTATTTGTTTCGATACTGCCAGCGCTATCAGCTTCTGTTTTTACGGTTAATATTGGAAATCCATCTATATTAAACACATAACCTTCTTCAGTACCAGAGGGTGGTGTTGCGGTAACTGACATATCTACTAAGTCTACTATGCCACCATCTTCAGGCATTTCTATAATGCCTAACGTTGCGTCTGGGATTGAAACACTTCCTGACCCCACAGCAATAACACCATTGGTTTGGTCGTGCTCCAAACTCATCCATTGAGTGTTATCTACATTAGGGTCTTCTACTGAATTTATAAACAGTGTTGGGTTAGTTGGAACAGGATGGTCATAATCCCTAGTATTATATAGAGCGTCACCAAGCACTATCTGCCTTCCGTAGTCAGAGCCTACAGCTAATAGCCATTGGTCAAAACCACCACTAAATTTAATTTGCGTTCTAGTGCTAGTTGATAATCCTCCCCATATTATATCATCACCAATAACAAGATTGTTATTTACTCTAAGATTACCTTCTGTGTAAAGTTGCCCACTAAGTTCTGTGTCTCCTGTAACAAATAAGGCATCTGTAGCTGGTGTCATTGTAGCTGGTGAGCCTGCACCTATATTTACCGAAGTATTTCCCGAAGCAGAACCTTGTATGTAGCCTGCTATTGTCATTATATCGACTCCAGCATCGCCAAAGTTAAAGTTTCCTTGTACCGTAAGATCCCCCGTTATAACGAGGTTTCCATTTACTGTTCCGCCACCTATTAAGGTGGCCTCTGATCCTAATGTTGCGCTATCCATAATAAATTAATTAGTTATTAAAATTTTACTCCGATATGAACATCTAAAAAATAGAGATTATCATCATTTTTAGGGTAAAGCCTCCCATAACCAGCAACAGTAGCTGGAGTGGTAATTTCTTTTAAGGTTGCCGAATTTTCGATTTTACTTAATCTTGACATAATTTTTATTTAATAAATAAATCAGAACCATCTGAATAAAGACGAATTGAATCATAATCACCACTAATTACTGCTGTAGCAGCACCATCAATAGTTTCTGCTCCTTCTGTGGAGATCGTAATATTATTCACTGATGCGTTACCATCAGCATCTTTAATAATCCAAGTTTTACGTTCTATTTCTATCCCTGATGTTTGCATTTCTAAAGCGACTACACCTGTAGTGGTGTAAGTTACGTGTACTATGTTGTCAAACTCATCGACGTCAGCTGAAGCTGCGTTTACTGTGGTTAATTCTGGTAGCATGCCAACAAAGCCATCATTTCCTATCACAAATGATTCACTGTCTACATTATATTTATTGGTGTAAGTAACATTAGATTGAGCATTTGCCTTAATAACACCAGCCTCACGAGATGTGTACATATTAGTAACGTTGTTACCATAAACACCATCTGTGGTACTAACTGAAAGATAAGAATTTTTACCACTGTCAGCAAAAGATGTGGCAAATTCTACACGTCCTTGATTAATAAACCCGTTAGAACCAGCACCATCTGAGTGCATCATCCCTAATATCATATTCCCAGCATCACCAAATGCGTAGAAAGAATCCATAAATGTCCATCCTCTAACATCTGCCAAAGCAATATATCTTTGAGAGTATGTTGAGGTTGTCATATCGGCTAGAACTGTAAAAGCAGTACCAGTTGCCCCATTTGTATTTGACATAACACCACCAACTTGACCTTCAGTCTTTGCACCTATCACAGAAACCTTAGATCCAGCTAATCCAGCACTTACTAAATGTGCATTTACAGTGACATCTGAACTTCCCTGAATCCCTCTAAATAATACCTCTGAGCGATTAACTTTCACCAAAGGATTGCTGGCAGCTGAGTTTTTTACATGTAATCCGTCTAAGGTAATCGCTGATCTAACATATAAGCCATCATTTGTATCTAACAGACCTGTTATAGATGTATTAGTACCAAATGTTATAGGTATGTTAACACCAACAGTAGGTGCTCCTGATGTTGAACTTGTGAATATAGAATCAAAGTTAACAATGTCAAAGGTTGTATTGCCATCTGGTGTAAAAATCAGATATGGAGTTACTAAGGTGGTAGCTGTATTTGAGGAAATAGGCAAGTACTTTACGCTTATTACCGTACTAGGGCTAGTATGAGTAACTATCCTAACAAACCTCCCTTGATGTTCGTTTACGCCCCATCCAGCAGCAGCTACAGTAATCTCCCCAAGTCCATTTGCGTTTAAGCTTAACCCTCCAGTAGCAGTATAAACTATACCTTCCGCTGTTTTATTACCATCTACCAGTATACTACCACCTGTCACAACGGTTTTTCCATTTAAGATTTCTTCTGATTCAAAATAAGTACCAGCAGCAGCCGTAATTATTACTTCATTCTCTATATACTCAGGTAGAGTATCCCATGCTTTTTGTAATGTAGCCCAAGGATTACCACTAGAGCCATCTCCAGTAGTATCATCACCAGTGGGGTCAATAAAATAATCCACATCATCAGTGGTTTTATTCACATCATCAGCCGCATTTGAATCTACGCTTAAGCTTCCTAAAACTTCTGAGTCCATAGTTTATTAATAAGTTGATAAAGTCACATCTGCCGTTGAAATTTCCCCAGCAGGAGCGCCAACAGTCCCAGCTTGTACTTCAAATTGTAGATAAGGAACTAGTCCTCTAGTTCTTATCTCAAGTAAAATTTCCTGGTCTTGGTCTACTGCGAATTCGTAGAATTCCTCTTCGACCTTAACATCACTTGAACCTACCGTCCTAATAGGTAAAGAGTAATCTGTACCAGAATTCTTAGCCAATAAAGGCAATGCCCTAACACGAGCATTATTCGAGTTATTTATATCTATACCTAGCCAGATAGCACATCTAGTAGATGTTGTCATGTCTACAGGCGCACCTAGGGCTACCCAAGATCCAGTTAAAGTTTGAGGACTTGTAATTAATTGAGCCATAATATTGTTTGTTAATAAATTTCAGGAGAGAGCTGAGTGATCAGCTCCCTGAGAAAGCTATTAAACGTTCATTGAAGTCCATTTGATAACTATCTTTCCTGTTGCGTTTAGATCGCCAGTTACACCAGCATTCCAGCCGTCAGCAGCATTTAAGTATACTTCTTTCACAGCAGCCTCACCATTAAGTGAAATATCAGTTAAAACACCAGCACTAGCACCTATTGGACCAGCTTGTTCAGAAGTTCCATCTAATGTAGAACTCCAAGTTTGACCTGTAACATAATCTTCTGATGTGGCACCTACAGCAGCTAGAGTCGCATTTACACCACTACCTATTACAGAACCAATACCTACGTCAGGAGTGTCAGTTTGGACACCACCCGTAGTAAGACCCATATCCCAAGACATCACTTCTTGGACATGAGCACCAGCAGGGAAAGTATAAATTAATACACCTATAGCAAGGTTATTTCCTGGGTTAGGAGTCCCTACAACAGCAGCAGATAAATCTAATACTGTAACGTGGTTTCTACCATCACCATATTCATCTGCTGAGACATCAGCACCTGGAGTACCAATATTTTTATCAGTATAATATGAACCACTATCAATTGTGCCGTTAGAACCATCATGCCAAAATTCAGCAGCAGCAGATGTACTACCAGTCCCATCAGCTACATTTATATCAAGGTAGCCACGTTCAGAGCCATTTGTAGCATCATCTATATAACCTGTAACTTCAGCGTAAGTAGTTTCATTTGCAGCGTCATCCATACTATTGAAAGATATAATACCAGTTTCATCATCTGCAGCAGGAGAAGCTGTATGGTGGAATAATGTTAATTCAGGCCCTTCAGAACTATCATCAGTTTTGGTGATGTCAGTATTGCCACCATGAGCTTGTTCAATATTTAGCTCAGCGTTAACATTGCATATATCACCAGAATCATCACCAATAGTAGTAATACCTGTAAATGTTGCGTTAACAGCATTTACATCAGCATTCACTGTAGGGCTTCCGTTAGCGTCAACAGAAATAATATCTATTCCTGTTTCTGTTTCCATAACACCATTATTTCTCATTGTAATGTTGTCTGCGAAGAATGGGTTTTTATTTATAAGTCTATTTTCTTTAAACATAATTTTATAAGGTTAGAGTCCAGTATATTTGCGTAGCAATACCCCCTACGCTAGGTACTCGAAATAAAGTGGGGGGCATTGCACCCCCCAAGTTCTTATGCGTTAATCGTTAAATTAACAAGTAAATCTACGTCTCTGTCAAAAACTGTTCTACCAAACAAAGTATGAATGGCAAAGTTTCTTTCCATAGGACGAGCAGGTTCTTTAGCAGATTCCATTGTAGGTTCAATCTGCATTCCTAAAGAAACAGCACCATGACCACCTAATAGAAGTGACCCAGTTTCTGTTCCAAATACGTTCGTACCAGTTGTAAATGTTTCAGAAGGATCTAATCTACCAAAACCAGTAATAGTATTTACATTAGCACCCCAAGCACTAGCAGCTATACCTGCATTTTGCAGTCTACGTCTGTTAGCACCATTTGCTGCTAAGATATAATCGTTAGCAGCTGGAGGAGCAGTACCGTTAATAGCTGTGATAAAGATAGCTTGGAAGTCAGCTAAATTAGCACCTATATTAATTTCAGCTTCAGCAGCAGCTGTACCATCAGTTACACAAGTCCAAGTAACACCTCCGAAAGTGAAAGTGTCTAAATTAGCAGGTTGTGTATCAACAGTTAAAGCAACAGTAGCTGGAAGATTGTTAGAGCGATAAACTTTAAAACCAGCAGCACTATCACCAACGAAACCGTTAGCAAGAGCAGAGTCAGCTTTAGCGAAACCATTTCCAACTTCAACCTGAGAAAGTAATCCTACACGTTCAGGATCAAGAACCGCAAAAGGCACTAGATCAAGATTGTTACGTTGTAGAGTAGCCATCCCTGTAGTCAGTGTAGAATACATATTAGCAGCAGTAAGAGTACCACCAGCTTGTGTATTACCAGCACTTGTTACACCAATAGAAAGAATCTGTTGGTCAATATCTGAAGCGATTTGATGAGCAGCCTGATTAGCAAGTTTGTCATTAATAGTCTTGTCTTCAGCTTGTTTCATCTGATTTGGATCCATAGTCCAAGTTGCAGCACGAGATTGATTAATCAACATAGTGTCAGAAGCACCAGTGTTATCGTCAATTGTTAAATCTGTACCAGGAGTGTACGCCTGAACTCTCATGTCAGTAGTAGTAGGCCAGTCAATAGATTGTCCACTTCTTAACTGATCACGGAAGTCAGTACGAGCAATAGCTTTAGCCACAAGACGCTTATTTACATAGCGTTGTACTTTTGGCATAAAGTTTACTGGGGCGAGTGCCCCCCATGTATTAGCCATAATAATTTATGAGTTATATAATAATATACAACCCATTTATCCCTACGGTCTTATGCTTTCTGCAAGAATTTTATCAAGCTCTTTTGCTGGTATAACCTTTTGTGCTTCAGAGAATGGAAGATCTTTGTAGAGTTGCTTATAATTCTTAGCACTAGATTTACTACCAGGCTTAGGTACCCTCATTTTATGCTTCTTGACTGCGATTGCCTCACCTTTGAGGTCAACTTGTGCTATTTCCATAGCAGATTCAAGGGCATCTAACTTAGATAAACCTTTAGAGCGAAAATTCTTGAATTTCGCATTAAGCAGTGAAACTTTATCGCTAGATAGATCAGCGTCTTCCAGTCCTTCGTGGAGTTCTTTGAAGCGATCTGCTTCTTTTTCGTCCTGTAGAACTTTCTTGATAGCATCTTTGTCTACCTCATATTTAGGCTTTAGATACTCAGCTTTCCATTTCTGGTCTGCTGGTAAGTCATCAATAGTGATAGCACCACTGTCAACCTTTTTCTGTGTAGCCTTAATTTGTTTAAGCTTTTGTTCCTCTGCTTTTGAGGGAGTCTCGTTTGGACTTTCGTCCTCAAGATCGAGACCTTCTTGCTCCTGCTCAGTTTCCGAAGCCTCCACTTCAGTACTGTCATTTGCATCTGCGTCAGCAGACTCAGGTGATTCAGTGGCTTGGAGTAGCTCACCGTCTTCCTGTTCCTTGTCGTCAGACATAGAATTGTTGGGTTAAAAATAGTCGTTTGACTATAGGTTACACCAAAGCACTCCGCAGAACTTTGGTGCATTCTATAACCAAAACTTTGCGGAGTACTATTTTTTAATGAGCATATACATTATACTATCATTCCTCGTCCTTTACAACTTTTTTATCTTCTGTCTCCTGATAACAATTGGCTAAGGCTACTAATATTGAGAATAATCCTTTTTTAAATGCTTTTCTTTCGGCACTAGAATAATCTTCTTCTATTTCTTCTCTGACAAGCAAATCAGTCTCCAATAACTGTAATAAATGATGGTTCTGTTCGTACAATACTGATAGTTTTCCTAAATTCTTAAGTCCTAATACTTTTTCGTATTGACCCATGTCATCTGTAGACATCCAAAGATTTTGTGAGTGTTCATGTAGCATTATAATACTGGGGTTTGTTCTTTAGCTCTTGCATTGATCGTCAATCTGTCTGTCTGACTAGCTGGGGCTTGTGCCTCTTCTGGAGTTCCTGTTGGTGTTTCTACCTGTTGTTCTAATAAGAATTCATCTGCTTGAGCATCAAAGTTAGACAATTGACTTAACTGACCTACTGCACGTTTCCAAGCTGGAGAGCCTGGTTGCATAAATGGTAAAACAGAATTAATCTCAGCTCTTAATACATTATTGGAAGGAATAGCACCACTACGAGAGTTAATATTTACCCAATAATGATTTACCTTTAATTCCTCTGAAATCATGCCAAGTGTTATTTGTCCTACTTGAGCCTCTGCTCCACTTGCTAAAGGTATCTTAACTGCCAAATTAAGAGGTGTTTTGTCTTTCTTCCCTACAAATTCAGTAATCATATCTAGTGTAGCTTTAGCAGCAAACTTACTTTCAGTAGCGTTGTATTCCATGATTTGTTTCACAAAGGCATTTGCGTTTTCCTCTAAGGCTAGAATTTCTGTTGCTGTTTTGTCTCCTGCTACATCTAGTTCGTCAATGTTTATTCCTAATCTTCGTAGTTCTCCATCTAGTCTATCGAAGACATTCTGCCATTCGTTAAATAGATTATTAGTCAGTAAAGATTCTGAGGTAACACGTTCTGAGTTAGGAGAGTTAGGATCGTATTCCATTGCCACATATCCCTTCTTTCCTACTGATCTCATCTGGTGTGCAGCCTTTAGTTTGTTGAAATATTTAGCAGCTTCTCCTTTAGGGATATTTACATGAGTTATCGGATATACGTTATCCTGTAGGTGGTTGACTTCCATGTTCAACAGTTCCCGACTAATCATTGCTAACTTGTAAACCATTGCACCAATTCCCTCGTTGTAGAATCCTTCAGAAGATGGCATACACATAAATTGAACTATAGGGATATATTCTTCTCCCTCCATCACAAAAGGATAATCATCTCCTTCATCCTCTTGAAGTACTTTAGACTGAGTCCCTGCAAAGATTACATGCGTCTTAGTTGTCAGGTCATATGAGTGAGCAACTTCTACTTTGTCTTCGTCCTTAAGTTCTTGATCTATGTCTTTAATTTGTTCTTTTTCATCTCTATTACGAGGAATTACCCCCATTACTTCGTTATTATCTGGCCACATCTCATCAAAGTTGTCTTTTGAATAAGTAAACACAACAACCATCTTACTGGCTGAAGCTCCACTTGCCTTCGCTCTTACCGCTGTTGCAAAGTTATCTACATATATATTGTCATTACTTAGCACTCTAAACGCTATAGGTATCTTGGACTTCTTGTCATCGTTTGCTCCTATCTGTAAAAAGGCATCTCCGTATAATAAGAAGTTAAACGCAAGTCCTTGTTTGTCTCTAAACGCTGAGTTATATCCTCCTTTGTCCATTACTGTTGAAACTCCTGCTGTTACTAATCTTTCTTGGTTTGGATCAACTGGTATTCCATCTTTATTTACTCCATTAAGGGTAAAGTCTAAAGGTTTAGTTCGTCCTGCTGTTCTCCATAGTACTTGATACAAACGTTGTGCGTTTAGTTTCTTAGTTCCTTTAGGATCACTAATAATAAAAGACTCTTGGAAGAGTTTCTGGATACTTTTAATACGCCCATTCTGTTTGTTGCGGACATCAAATCCGTCATTTACTACTTTCAGGGCATTTTCTACTGATTTATTTTCAGACATACTCCATGAGGTTACACGGAGTATTTAAATCATAGCATACATTTTAGGAAAAGTAAATTATTTATTTAGCTCTTTTTTAATTTCTTTGTTTGAAATGGGAATATAATCATATTATTTACGTTTCTTATTTAAACTCATTTCCTTTTACAAGTTGTTAGGGCTTCTCCCTTATAGATAATGACAGTTTTAGGATATTGCAAAAACACGTCCGCTATTGCTTTACACATAGCTTCTTCTTTGTTTTTAAATCCGTTTTGTTTCCAATTAGGTATCATAGTTTTGTTAGTTTAGATGTTAACATTTTATACATTTTTTCTGACTTTGCCTTAGTTCGTACGCAACTATCACAAAACAATTTAACCTCTCCAGTTTCCCAATCCTGTTCAGATTTCCATTTAGCCATCTTATCACAATCAGAACATATCTCTGCGTCTAGCTTTTCGATTTCTTTGGGAACTGGTGCATAACGTGGATCATATGCTTGCACTTTGCTATCGTCTTGCAACTTTAGCTTACAATAGCCATTTAATGATCGTTGATCTGCCTTTGATTGTTCTAAAAGTAAGTCATATAACTCATCTTCTATCCGTAGATATAGTATCTTCATATCACTATGCTAGCATTATGCTATCACAAAGTCAACCAATAAAATCACTAATAGCTGTACTCTCTGTGAGATCTTGAGCACTAGGTTTTAGGTGAGCAAACTTATCCTTAGTAGTCATGAACTCCTGAATAGCTTCTATTTCTTCTTTTGTGGTGTCTTTTTTGTTTATGAATCCACTTAAACCATAACGTGTTGCGTCTAGCGGGTCACTGTAGTCGTGGCTCGGTTTGTTTAAGATCTTGCCATCTTTGTCTACTTCCCAGAGGTAATTCCGATAACATCTGATAGTATTAGTACTCTGCTTAGTGACTGACATCCTCTGGCTTTGCACATAATCTATCCCTCTATTGACACTTCCTTGGCCCTTAGTAGCTCCGATAATATTAACCCCGAACTTCCGTATTTCATCAATGCTCTTTGGCTCTGCACTATCTGCAATCACTAACACATCAGGATCGTCTAGGCTCATCAGGAATCGTGCAATCTCGTCATTGTGTATTCCTTTCCGATACAGTCTTTCGTCTATGATAAACCCTCCATTATACTGGTAAATATCTACAATTACAGTAGGGTCGTTAGAGTAACCGAAGTCTAATCCTCTCACTATCAATTTAGCCTCATGTGGAATATCATCTATTATCTGCCAGTCTTTGTAGATCTTTCCTTCAACCTCTCCCAACATACCAAGTCCGTAGACTTTCCACCACTCTTTTCTGTTCTTACGTTGCTCTATAGAATCAATAATCTTTTGATCTAAAGCCTCATTATCTAAATACGTTAGTGTCAACTCCTCTACATCATCTCTTTTCCCTCTAACCTCTGTGTAATACCAAAACTCATTGGTAGGATTCCAGTCTAAATAAATAAACTCTTTAGTACGCACTTCTAGCTCCTCAAATGCACTGAAGGGTATGTTGTTACACTCATTCAAGAATAATCGCTCTCTAC